AGCCGCCGAGTTGGCGGTGCAAGCCGAGATCGATCGTGCCGACGGCGCCGTGGTCTCGCTGTTGGCACCAGAGCCGCCGGCGCCGATCACGCGCGGCGCGGAGACGATGACGAAGGACGAGCGTATCGCGCGCATTCGCAAGGCGACTGAGGATGGGCTGCGCAATGCCGCGCGGGATGCGAAGCGGCCGGTGTTCAGGAAACGTACTGCGAAACGATTAGCGACCACGTGAATACCAATTCACATACGATTCGACGTAACCGCCCGGTGAATGACATGACCGGCCTGGTATTCGGTAAGCGCGTCGTGATTGGACTCGAGAACCTAACGGCATCGAAGTCAATGTGGCTGGCTAGGTGCGACTGTGGAAGCCTGGGGCGCGCGTCTATAGACCAGCTCCGCAAGTATTCGTCCTGTGGCCACGACAAACATGGCCTTCGTCCTGTCACCGACCTAACAGGTCATAGGTTCGGTAACCTCACCGTCGTTGCGTTCGCTGGTAACGTTGGTGGGGCGCGCTGGATCTGCAAGTGCTGCTGTGGGCAGCACATCGAAAGAGCGGCGGGCAATTTACAGAGCCGGTACAAGCCCAATCAAAGCTGCGGATGCGCGCGTACGACGCGCCGTGATTGGGGCGAGCAACCACTCGGAGACGTACCCGATGAAGAGATAGCGCGTCGTCTCGGTTGCTCAAAGACTCCGGTCGTGAAAGCGCGGAGGCGTGCTGGCATCGCCCCGGGAAGACGCCTGCAGCATGTGTATCAAGGGAGATGCCCATGCGGCGTCGTCTTTCGGCGCGTCTCAGCGTCTCCGGTTAGGTTCTGTAGTAAGGCATGCGGCCATATCGCTGCATATGCCCGAAGCCGCAATCCGTCTCTCGTTGAAACGATGCCAACGTTGCGCATTTTGCGTGACTGTAGGCGAGAAATTCTAATGAAGAGGAGTGGACAATGAGCAAGAAGATCGAAACCGCCAAGGACATCATGGATGCCGCTGCCGAAGTGTTGCAGGGATTGCGTAGCGGCAAGCTCCCCGTCGAGGCAGCGCAGGCACAGATCCGGGCCATCAACACCATGAACGGAAACTTTGCCCTGCGCCTCGAGCATGCGCGACTTACGGGTCGACTCATTCGCGGTAACGATGTTTTGCCCGATACAAAACTCGACGCGAGCGCGACTCCCTCAAAGAGATCCGTAATCGAGATGAAGCCCGAGCCCAAGAAGCTCGACACCAAGAAGACGAAGGCGGCGTGAACAATAAGACGAGTTCACAGATGAATTACTACATGCATAAGCTCCTCGTCGTCGGCGTCACGCTACTCGTTGCGCCGGTACTGTTTCCCGTCGAGATTGTCCGCGTGGCGCTGCGGCGGCGGCGATTGCGACGCGTGCATGAGCAGGTGATCGGCGAGATGCGCCGCCGCGGACATGGCGAGCCGCGGGTGTGGGGGGAGGCGTAGCGCGAGTGCGAATGACGTTGGAGCAGCGTCTGGCCGTCGAGCGCAGATTCCTTGCGGCCTACTTTCTGTGTCCTCGCGACGTCGATATCGAGCAACGCGACTTCGTCGCGCCCGAGCATGGCCTCCTCTACGACGTCATGCGCGAGGTCGAAGAGACCTGGCCAACACCGGCGCCTCCCCTGTCCTGCCATGTCTATGATCCGTGCGCGCTGGTGCTCGTCCGTGAGTTCGTGCGCCTTCGCGCCGCGGAGCGCAATCCCACTGGCGCAGTCTCCATCGCAGAATGGGCCGAGCGCTACGTCGCCGACGAGCTTATGCGCGAGCAGGTCACGCCGCACGCGCTGACCGACTTGGTCGAGCTCGTGCGCGCATGCCCGAGGTGCGGCCGGTGAGCGATAACTCCGAGCGTATGTGGCACGACGAAGTTCTTGATATCGAGCATGAGCTCGATATCAAATATCCATCGACTGCCAATGGCGCGTATATCGGCGCCGATACCTCGGCAGTGTCGCCGCCCAGTCCGCCGTCTTTTCCGACGGTGGCTATCGGAGCGGTTCCCGACGATGGCCCGGTCAAATGGCTCGTGGAACACCTATGGCTCGATCAAGCCGTCGGTATTATCGGCGGCGAGCCAAAGTCATATAAGTCATTCGCTGCCGCGCAAATTGCTACCTGTATTGCTGCTGGCAAATCAATGCTCGGCGAATATGAAACTCGGCAAGGCCGAGTGCTGATGTTCAATGCCGAAGATCGCCCGGCGATGACGCGTGGTCGAATTGCCAAAATGTGTCGAGCCCTCGACGTGGATATCGCCTCATTGGATTTGTATCTCATCGATGTGCCGGCGCTTCGTCTCGACGATCCAGAGCAAGTAGCGATGCTGTCGCGCACCGTCGCTGCGCTGAAGCCGAGCTTGCTCATTCTCGATCCGCTGCGTGATCTTCACGGCCTCGACGAGAATGATGCGCAGCTCGCGTCGGCGTTACTCGCGCCATTGCGCATCATTCAGCGTGAGCACCATTGCTCAGTGATGCTCGTCCATCACATGGCCAAGATGACCGAGACGAATCGCCGAGCCGGCCAGCGACTGCGCGGATCGAGTGTCCTTCATGGCTGGATCGACTCCGCGCTTTATCTCACGCATAAGGACGGCGCGATTCGCGTCGAGGCCGAGCACCGTGATGCGCCTGCCCCGGAGCCGCTACTGGTCAAACTTGAGACTGCGATGACGACCAGCGGCGACGCGCTCTGGCTGCAGGCACAAGACAGCGAGGAGACCAAGGAGAAAAAGCACCAACGGCAAGACATGATCGAAAATTCGGTCATTGCCGCTGTGGCGGCGGCAAAGGAGCCGCTTACAGGACGCGATTTGCGGGGCATTTGCAAGGCCAGATCGGAAGCAATCGTGGAGGCCATTCGCCGGCTCGTTTCGACCGGCGTGCTGGCTGAAGAAACGATCTTCCGTGGCGGCCAAGCATGCCCCGGATACCGCATCGACAAGGAGCGTCAAAATGGGTTCTAACGCGATGCGTATAGTGGTTCCCAAAACACCCGGAACCACCCTGTTTGTGTTCCCGGAACCACGGTCAGCGGGTGGTTCCCAAATCTCTTTAGAGATTGGGAACCAGCCCCGACGGCGGTTCCCGATTTGGAATCCACGTAATGGAGACGATCGGCGTGATGGGTGGCGCAGGTGAGCGCAGAGGCGGTCTCGGGGATTCGCTGTGAAGCGTGCAATCGGACCTTCGATCCGCGCTGGCCCATGCACTGGGTGAAGGACGGGCGTGGCACCATCTGGGTGTTCTGCACGAACGTCTGTCGCCTGACTTGGTTTCGTGATGGGTGGCGGGTGATCGCGTGAGCGCCGACGCCGAGGCGTGCGCATTTTGTCGCGTGGGCTCGTGCGCCATTCACCACGTGCATCGACTCGTGTCGTACGGGCGAGGGCCGAAGGTGGGTCCACTCGACGAGGATATGGCGCCGGTGGGGTGCTGCGACGAGTTCGAAGCGGCCGTCAAGTGGGGCGTGTTTCGGATGTATCGCCGGCAACTCGTCATGGCGGCCAAAGGACAGCGATGGGTTGTGAAGCGGTGTCCGTTCTGCTCGAGTGACGCGTGATGGTCAGAGGGCGAGCCGTGCACCTGCGCGTCTTGCCTGCGACGCGGAGCGAATGCGTCGACGGTGCGCGGCCGTGCCCTCTGGTGTCATGCCGATATCACCTGCTGCTTGATATCGCCGAGGACGGCCGGCTATTCGTGACTCGGGAGATCGACGAGGGCGACGCGGATGACATCGTCGAGGTGCTGACCGCAATGCCCGAGACGTGCGCCCTCGACGTTGCGGCGCGCGGTATGACCCTCGAAGAGATTGCGGCGTTGATGGGTATGCGCCGTCAGAGCGTTGACCAGGTGGCCCAGCGCGCGCTCGAGCGCATACGCGCCGCTGATCATGACTGGGAGGAGCGCGAGCACCCCGAGGATTTCTATATCCGGTATTCGAACATGGGCGCGGCCGAGCTTGCTGAATTGGCGGCGGAGTTGCGACGAAAGGGAAAACGATGAAGCGATGCAAACGACACAAAGATCTCGACGAATCGACTATCCGCGAGCTTGCCGTCAAGGCTGGCGTAGACCCGAGGACGATCGAGAAAGCGGCCCGTGGTGAGCCGGTGCGTGGAATGGCCGGCCATCGCGCGCGTGCTGCTCTACGTGAGGCTGGAATCCTCCCGGCATCGCAAATGGATGTCATTACAAACACCGAAGGCAATATCGTCGGAGAATTCAAGCGACACCATGGGTAGATTCTCGGACCTCATTGCGCATCGCATACGGGCGCGCCGTGGCGCTCGTAGCATTCGCCATCCCGTCGGCGCCGGCGTCGTCATGTGGTGCTCGAGCTGTCGAGCTGAGATGCTGCGCACGCGGCCAGGAGAAGCGCCGACGACGAAGGCGCAGAAAGCGGCGGCGACGGCGCATCAGGCGGTGTGCAAGATGCGCAACGTCGGCATCGCGCCGCGCGTGATATCGCCGCCACTGCCAAAGCGTCGACGGTGGCGCTGGCTCACGGCGCTCATTGCAGTCGTGGCGCTCCTGTGGCGCTGGCTCAAACCGGACACTTCGCGGCGCTGCTGATAGGGTCGACCTGTGGCAGACGACAGCAAACCTGTGCGCAAGAACGGCCCAGGGCGCCCGTTTCCGAAGGGCACGAGTGGCAATCCGGGCGGTATGCCGAAGGAGATCGCCGAGGTTCGCCGACAACTGCGCGCGCTGCTGCCGAAGGCAACGCAGACGCTCGGCGAGCTGCTCGACCATCACGACGGCAAGGTGCGGTGCATGGCGTTGCGTGAGGTCTATGACCGCACGATGGGCAAGCCGACGCAGCCGATCACCGGCGAGGACGGCAAGCCGATCACCGTCGACCTCGTGTCAGCTCTGGAACGTCTGGCGCGATGAGCGCGAGCCTCTTGCAACGCGCCGTAGAGCGCGTCGGCGTGCAGGGTGTCATCAACGCCATCCCACCCCAGGCGCGCGCGCAGCTGCGCTACGAATGGCGGGCATGGGCGCGCCCGGAACAAATTCCGCCGGCGACGGCTTGGCGCGTATGGCTCATCCTCGCCGGTCGCGGCTTCGGTAAGACGCGCACGGGCGCCGAGTGGTGCCGCAGCGAAGTCGAATCGGGCCGTCGCGGGCGGCTGGCGCTCGTGGCGCCGACGGCGGCCGATGCGCGCGACGTGATGGTCGAGGGCGAATCGGGGTTGCTGGCGATTTCACCGCCATGGTTCCGGCCGCATTACGAGCCGTCGAAGCGGCGCATCACCTGGCCCAATGGCGCTATCGCAACCGTGTTCACGGCCGACGAGCCCGAGCGGCTGCGCGGTCCGCAGCATGACGGCGCGTGGTGCGACGAATTGGCGTCGTGGCGATATCCCGACGCCTGGGACATGCTCCAGTTCGGGCTGCGTCTCGGAGATGACCCGCGCGTCGTTGTTACCACGACGCCGAAGCCGGTGCGGCTCGTGCGCGAGTTGATCAAATCGTCGACGACGGCAGTGACGCGCGGCTCCACGTATGACAATGCAGCGAACCTCGCTGTGCCATTTCTCGAGGCCATCAAGGCGAAGTACGAGGGCACGCGGCTGGGTCGTCAGGAGCTCTATGCCGAGGTGCTCGACGACGTGCCTGGAGCGTTATGGCAGCGCTCGCGCATCGACGATCTGCGCGTGCACGCAGCGCCAGATTTACAGCGCGTCGTCGTAGCCGTCGATCCGTCTGGTGGTCACACCAAGGACAGTGATGAACAGGGCATTGTCGTCGCCGGGCGCGGCGTGGATGGGCACGCGTATACGCTCGCCGATCGCAGCTGCCGCCTGTCACCCGATGGCTGGGGCCGCCGCGCCGTCGAGGCATATCGGGAGTTCAAAGCCGATCGCATCGTGTACGAGAAGAATTACGGCGGCGAGATGGCCGAGCACGTGCTGTCGACGGTGGCGCGCGACATGGGCATTCGCGTCGCGCTGATGGCGGTAACCGCGTCGCGTGGCAAGGTCGTGCGCGCCGAGCCGGTAGCGGCGCTGATGGAGCAAGGCAAGGACCATCACGTCGGGGCGCTCGACCAGCTTGAAGACGAGATGTGCATGTTCACTTCGCTTGGCTTCGACGGATCGCCGAATCGTGTCGATGCCAAGGTGTGGGCATTGACCGAGCTGATGCTCGACGAGCAGGGACCGGAATACGATTCATACGAGCCCAGCGGCTTCGGCCGGAGGATGTAAATGGCGCGCCCACAGCAACAGCCGCTCGAGCTCATCCTCCCCGTCTTCACTCAGTGGGAGAAAGTCGGCAGCGTCACCAACATCCTCGCCGACCTCGAGCAGGGGCAGTTCTATTCGGCGTCGCTACTCGTCGAGCAGATGCTGCGCGACGATCGCGTGCGAGGGCTTCTGAACACGCTGATCATGTCTGTGCTCGGCTGCGAACGACACTTCGAGACCAGCGACGACACCAAGAAGGCCCAGCGCTTCGCCGACGAGCTCGAAGAGTGCTGGGACGAGATGGTTCCAGAGGAGGAGCTCTATGAGCTGTTGCGTTGGTCGCTCATGACCGGCGCCGGCATCATGCGCACGCCGTGGAACATGCGCACCGGCGCCGCCGAGATGCGCACCTGGCACCCCGGGGCGTTATGGTTCAACCTCGCCGACAGCGAGTACTACCTACGCCATCAGGGCGGTCAGACGCTGATTCCGCGCGACTCACTCGACTGGGCGCTGCTGACTCCGTACTCGCACAAGTACGGCCGGCTCAATGGGCTCGTGCGCTCCATGTCGATGCTTTACCTCGCGCGGCAATGGGTGTTTCGCGACCGCGCGCGCCACAGCGAAGTGCATGGCCTTCCGATTCGTGTCGGCATCACGCCTGCCGACGCCGACAAGCGCGCAAAGGACAACTTCCGCGGCGCACTGCAATCGGTCGGCACGGAGACGGTGCTCATTGCGCCACAAGGAGGCGATGGAAAGAAGTACGCCGTCGAGCTCGTCGAGGCCCAGAGCAATAGCCATCAGGTCTTTTCGGCGCAGATTGACCACCTCGACGACTGCATGGCGATTCTCGTGCTTGGACAAAAGATGAGCTCGAAGGGCACGAGCGGCCTCGGCAGCGACGCCAATCCTGGTGACAGCGTGCGGCGTGACATCATGAAGTGGCTTGCGCGCGTCGTCGAGAAATTCTGCAATCGTCTGTCGCGGCGGTGGCAGGAGATTAATCACGGCCCTGACCAGGTCGACTACGCGCCAAAGCTGTGCATCGAAGTCGACCCGCCCGAGGACGGCGCCAAGAAGGCGACAGAGTTGAGCCTGCTCGGTGACGTCGTCGCCAAGCTGAAGGCCGACGGGCTCGACGTGCGCGAGTTGCTCGAGCAGGCGGGCGTGCCATTGCTATCGGTGACCGAGGCCGCCGCGCAGGCCGCTGAGGCGGAGCAAAAGCAGCAACAGGACATGGACCCCGCGGCCGCCGACGAGCAGCAGGCGCAGCCCGGCGGGCAACAAACGTGAGCGTTCTCGACGAGGACGTGCAACGGCTGTTCGTGGCCATGTTCCAAGCCCGGCGCGCCATCGCGAAGCGACAAGAGGACTTGCGCGCGGCCGAGGCTGCGGTGACGACCGCGCGCAGCGACTTGGATGCCGCGCAGGCGGCACTGGCAGACGCTGAGAAACGAATCCAGGAGCTGGCCGAGCGCGTCGCAGGTGTTTCATCACGCGTTGATGAGTCCGAGACTGTTCGCGTGCATCCCGAGTTCCGCCCCATTCGTCGCTGACTCATCCAAACCTGACAAATCCGCCACGGTCGGCATGTTCGTTCCGTGGGGCGCACGCGCATCGTCGAGGCAATGATTCCGGTCGAACCGTCGGCCGATGGCAGCGTGCCGACCGAGTTTCGCCTCCTCGCCTCTGGAATCAACACCTACAACGACGGCGACAAGATCCTCTTCGACGATGAGGCGGCTGCCGAGACGCTCAAACGCTATCGCGCGCGCGGAATCGACCTCATGGCCGATTACGAGCATATGTCGCTCGCGAAGCCGCCGGTGCAGGCGCCGGCATCGGCGAAGAAGTGGGTGCCAGAGGTTCGCGGCGGCGACCTACTCGCGACGCAGGTGGCCTGGACGAACAAGGCCAAGTCGATGCTGGCCGAGGGCGAGTATCGCTACTTCAGCATCGCCTGCCGCGTCGACGTCAAGACCAATCGCTGCGTCGAGCTAATCAACTTCGCACTGACCAATCTCCCCGCCGCCGACGGCATCACAGCCCTCATTGCGGCCTCGCGCAACTTCAACGACGACGACAAAGAGGAATCCATGAAAAGCGTCATTGTGGCGCTCGGCCTGAATGCCGACGCTGGCGAGAACGAGGCCGTTGCCGTCGCCTCTCGCTACAAAGACTTTGCCGACGATGTCTGTTCGGCGCTGAAGGTCAAGAGCCTGCCCGAAGCAATGGGCGCCGTTCGTGGCGCCGTCGCATCGGCGGAGCAGGTCGTCGCGTTGTCGGCGAAGGTGGCGCAGCTCGAGACGACGCAGCGCTCGGCAGACTTCGACGCGCTCGTCAAGAGCGGCCAGGACGCGAATCAGATCACGCCGGCGATGGCGTCCAGCGAGTGGCTGAAGTCGCTGCGTGGGCGCGAGGACGGCTGTGCGCAGTTGAAGTCGTTCCTGGCGACGGCGCCGAAAGTGGCGGCCAAGGGCGCGGACATCGTCGAGGTGAACGACCGCGCGCCCGTCGTCGAAATCACGACGGCGGAAATCGAGGCCGCGAAGCGATTCGTCGGCGATGACCCTGTGGCGCTGCAGAAGCGCCTCGACGCGCTGCGCGCAATGAAAGCGGCCGACGCGAAGGTGAGGAGCTAGTCCAATGGCGAACGTCACGGCAGAGCGCAGCGTCATTCGCTACGGCGCGGACAATGACGTCCTCCCGTTCAAGATCAACCTCGGGATGAGCGCCAGCACCAAGATTTTCAAAGGTGCGATGGTCGGCGCCGATCAGCTGGCCGCCACCAAGGGCCAAGCCGTCAAGGGCGGCGCCGCGGTCACGCAGATGGTCATCGGCGTCGCCGAGCAGACCGTCGACAACTCGTCCGGCGCGGCCAACGCGCTGACCATCGATGTTCGGTCCGGCGTCTTCTGGTTGAACAACAGCGCGAGCACCGACGCCATCACGCTGCAGCATCTGGGGCATCCCTGCTACGCGGTGGACGACCAGACCGTGGCGCTGACCGACAACGGCGGCACGCGCCCGTTCGCGGGTGTGGTTGTGAACATCGACGCAACTTTCGGCGTCGCCGTCTCGATTGGCCTCGGTGTTGCGCCGAACGTCGTCGAAGGCGTGGTGTCGCTGGCGATGGATCTGACGTCGGCGGCCAACGCGACGCTGTTCACGTGGACGCCGCAGTTCGCCGGCAAGATCAAAAAGATCACCATGTCGGTGAACAAGGCCGGCGCCGGCGCCGGCGCGACGGTGACCATCACGCCGAACATCGCTGCCACGCCGCTCACCGGCGGTGTGCTCACGCCGACGCTGGCCAACACGCTGCTTGGCGCCGAGATCGCGGCGACTGCGATCACCGGCGCGAACCAATTCGCGCCCGGCCAGGCCATCACGCTCGTCGGGTCCGCGTTCACCGCATTCACGGCCGGCAACGGCACCATCTGCCTGCACATCGGGTAACGGGAGAACACGAACATGGATCTCACCCCATCAAATCTCGCCGCGTTCTTCCAGAACCTGCGACTCGATTTTCAGTCGAGCTATCAGGCGGCGCCGACGTTCTACCAGCAAGTGGCGACGACGATTCCGTCGAGCTCGACGACGAACGTCTACGGCTGGATGGACTTCGTCCCCCAGTTGCGGCAGTGGGTCGGCGAGCGCTTCGTCCGCAACGTCGTGGCGCGCGCCTTCACGGCGACGAACCTCCTGTTCGAAGACACGATCGAGGTTCCGCGCGTCACCATCGAAGACGATCAGTACGGGCTCTATGGCGCGCGCGCGCAGATGCTCGGTCGTGCGGCTGCGATCTGGCCTGACCAGCAGATCGCCAACGCCATCAAGAACGGCGGCTCCTCGACGCTCGGGCTCTGCTACGACGGTCTGTCGTTCTTCAACGGCGCGCATCTCAAAGACCCGTCGGGCGAGCTTTCCGGCACGCAGTCGAATGACCTGTCGCTGGCGCTCACCGGCGCCAACTTCGCCACCGCGCTGCAGACCGGCAAGCAGTACGTCGGGCGCGATGGCGTTCCGATCGGCGTCTTCGCGACCGGCCGACCGCTGCTCATGGTCAACCCGGCGCTGGAGAAGACCGGCCGCGACCTCGTGGCTGCCAACTTCCTGTCGCCGGCTGCGCAGTACGGCGCTGCGGCAGCGAATGCCCCGTCGAGCAACACGTACATGGGTGTGGCCGATCTGCTCGTCAATCCGTATCTGACGAGCGCGACCGAGTGGTACCTGCTCGACAACTCGTTCCCGATCAAGCCGTTCATTTGGCAGCTGCGCCAGGCGCCGATGATGCAGCAGCGAATCGCCGAGAACGACCAGCCCGTCTTCGAGCGGGACGTTTACCAGTGGGGCGTGCGCGCTCGCGGCGTCGCCACCTATGGGCTCTGGTGGCTTGCCATCCGGGGGAACACGTAGATGCTGGTGCAGTTCGAGATCAAGTCGCTCAAGGATGAGACGCGCCTCGCGGGCCTCGTCCTTCCGGCGGGCAGGACCGTGGTCGTCGACCTCGACGAGGAAGTCGTGCTCGACCTGCAGAAGAAGGTCGACGCGGGCGAGATCGCCGTCAAGGGCATGAAGCCGAAAAAGTAAATGCCTGTCCTCGCCGGCACCGTCTATGCCACGACCACCGACCTGACCAACATCGGGTTGCTGGGCGCGGCATTGTCGAATGTGCCGGCGGGCGCGCAGACCGAGGCGCTGCAGGCGGCATCTGCCGTCGCTGATTCATATCTCCAGGGCCAGTACATCCTGCCGCTCACGCAGTGGGGATACGACCTCGTGCGCGCGGTCTGCATCATCGCTGCTTGGGATCTGCTGGCCGCGCGCGGCTACTCGCCGCAGTCGTCTGGCGACGCGAACGTGCGGCAGCGTTACGAGGACGCGCTTCATTGGCTTGACGAGGTGTCCAAGGGGACGCAGACGCCGGTCAATGTTCAGGACTCATCGTCGGCGGCATCGCCTCCTGAAGGCGGCGTCGAGCTTCCCGTGGACGGCGGCAGCGTCGTCACGACGCAGGTGCGCGGCTGGACCGACCGCGGCGTCGGCTCGCCTCCGCAGGGTACGGCCGTCGATTGGTGGTGGTGACGTGGCCGGTTTGAGCGCGTTCATCCAGAAGCTAGAGCGGCTCGCCGCCGCCGATGTCAAGGCGCAGGTGCTATCGCGCGCGCGCGATGTGGTGCACGACGAGTGCGTGCGCGGCTTCGTCGAGCAGCGCGATCCGTACGGCGTGTCATGGGCGCCGCGCAAGGACAAGGGAGGCGCGTGGCCAATCTTGCGCAAGACGGGCGCGGGTCTCGACAGCCTCACGGCGCGTGTCGCCGGTGACCGCGTCATCATGCGCATCCGCGGCTACTTCCAATTTCACCAGAGCGGCACGAGCCGCATGGTGGCGCGCATGGTCTTCCCCGACCCGGCGCGCGGTCTCGGCACCTGGTCTGGTCCGGTCAACGATGCCGCGCGCGATGCCGTGCGCGATCTCGTGGAGCGCAGTTGATGGCTGGGCCGCTCAAGACGCTGTTTCAGGCGCTGCAGGCGTCGGTGTTCATGTCTGGCATCTCGCTAGCGTTCGGCGAGGAGTCGATCGACAACATGATGCCGGCGCTGCCGTACATCGTCATGGTTCCGCTCGGCGGCGTCACGACGGAGCCGGGCTATGCGATGGACGGTTCGACCTCGCCGGGGGTCATTCCGCCGCCGCAGTACATCGACACGTATGTCGACAACCTTTGGGAAGTGTCGACACAGGTCGAGTTCTACGTGTGGGCAGAAGCGTCGTCGAATCTTCCGATCGACAACGCCGACGCAGTCGAGACGGTGCGCCTTGCCCTTCTGAGCGCGCTGCGCGACCAGCGGGCGCAGTCCAACGCGAACGGGGATGTCTTCTATGGCCTTTCGTGGAAGCCCGTACGCGAGGACTGGAGGCGCATGCAGAACGCTGTGGCGCGGGCGGGCAAGGCGCTCGTCGTGACCGTGCAGATTGACGTGCCGGTCGTCATGGCGCCGCCGACGGCTGGCGAAGTCACCGTCGAGACGACGCAGTTCACCCCGAGCATCAACAACCAACCGGGATAACCAGCTATGGCGGGTCCAGGCCTTACGGTCAATCAGCAAGACGGCAACCTCGGGATTCAGCCAGGTTCGAACACCAACATCATGCTCATCCTCGGCTGCACGCTCGCCGGGCTCACGGGCGTGATCTATAGCTTCGGCGATCCGGTCTCGGCGACCAATACACTGCTTGGCGGCGAGGGCCTCGAGGCGGTGCAGTACGTGCTCAAGTCGTCTCCGGGCGCAACGGCGATGTTCATGCCGACCAATCCGTCCACCCGCGGCGGTGTCGGTGGCGTGACTCATACGGGCCCCGGCGCAATGACGGTGACGCCGACGATCGCCCCCCAGGGCACGATTACGATCACCTGCACTACCGGCGGCACGCTCGGCACGGCGGCGTTCACGTTCGGTGTGACGAATCCGATCACCGGCGTGACGACCACCAGCGCGCCAGTGGTGTCGGCGGCGGGTTGGTCGGGCGCCGGCTATCTCCTAAACGGCACGTACACCAACATCGTGTTCACGGCGGGCACCTACGTCGCCGGCGGCACGCCGGACATCTACACCATTTCGACGGCTGGCGTCGTCGCGCATCCCCAGGGCACGGGCCCGGCGGCGCCGACGTTCACGTCGAGCCCGGTCGACTTCTACCGCGTGCTCGTGACCGTGCTGCTCGGTGGTGCGGTGGGCACGTCGCAGGTGAGCATCTCGCTCGACAATGGCCAATCGACCACGGTCGCTCAGCTGACAACGTCGGCGACGTACGCCATTCCGAACACCGGCATCGTGCTCGCGTTCTCGGGCAACGCGACGGCGACCGACACCTACGCGTTCTCGGCGGCGCCGCCGACGTTCGGCAACACCGACTTGACCAACAACCTGACGCTGATCGAGACGACGTTGATCGCGCAACAGACCGAATCGCTGATCTGGGTCGTCGGCTCGGTCGCGAGCGCCGCGGCGTGGAACACGCAGGTGACGTTGCTCGAATCGGCGGCGGTCACGCTCGCCGGGTCGAACATCTACGTGCGCTTCGTCGCCGGCGGCCCGACGGTGGGCACGGTGTTGCAGAACGCGGGCAGCATCACCGTCGACGCGGCCGACACTGACAGCGTCGTCATCACGCAGCGCACCAGCATGTCGGCGCCGCATGTCTGCGTCTGCGCCGGCGACGGTCTCATGACCAGCTCGTACTCTGGCCTGCAGTTCCGCCGCAACGCCAGCTGGGCCGCGGCGGCGCGTGCGGTTGGCAATCCTGCATCGCAAGACATCGGCGCCTTCGAAGACGGCGGCGTGTCGCTGTTTACCAGCTGCGTGCGCGACGACTTCGCCAACGGCATGAGCTTCTGGACGGCGGGTATCACGTCGCTGCGCACGTACGGGCCTGGCCCGGTGTTCCTGAATCAGGGTCTGATGGGCACGGTGTCGACGAGCGACTACTACACGCTGACCAACGCGCGCGTGATCGACCGTGCTTCGGTACTCGGCGCCAACGCGCTCAAGCCGTACGTACTGAAGAAGCTGCCGACGATGACGCGCAACGGTCAGGTCGGCACCATCCGCGAGGACGCGGCGCAAAAGATCGACAAGAAGGTCACCCGCGCGCTCAACGACGGCCTCGTGAGCGGCTCGCCGCAAGATGCAGTGGCGGCGGTCGCGACCACGACGCGCACGAACAATATCTACTCGACCAAGCAGCTCATCGTGCAGGGCGCGGTGCAGCCGTACGGCTATCCGACGCAAGTCATTTTCAACATCGGCATGACGCTGAGCGCGTCGTAACGGAGGCGGAGCGTGGCCGGTCAAATTCAACAGGCGTACATCAATGCCGTCCGTTTCGGGTTTCAGGATGTCTCCCTCGAAGGCGAGACGGCGCAGCAATACGGCTCGGTGCCCTTCCAGTTTCCCAAGGGCTGCCTCCAGTCGTTCAACTGGGAGGCGGCGCAGGACTCGGGCGAGGTGCAGGGCAATCGCATTCAGGCCGTCGGCGTGACCGACGGCTATGGCACGACGACGGGCGACTTCGAGTTGCTCGCCAGCGAGGCCGACGATTGGGCCAAGACGATCACGAGCTCTGGGCAGTTCTCGCTCATGAGCGTGTTCTTCAACATGCGCATCACGATGGCCGTGAACAACGGCATCGACGTGCGCGTCGTCGAGGTCGTCGGCATGAAGGTCAAGAACGTCGGCGCCGGCAATCAGAAGGGCAACGACGCAGCCACGCAAAAATACCAATATCGCGCGGGTCAGGTGTTCGTGAACGGCATTGCGATGTACGCCGACCCGTCGACGTAGGAGTCCCCATGGATGCGCCCAGCGCAGACACCATCAAACGCCTGAAGGACCAGCACCAAGATCGGCAACTGCACCTCGTCGAGCTGAAAGACGCCGACGACGACGAGGTCTACTTCTTCATCATGTCCGGCCCGAACGACGACGAGTACAAGAAATTCGTCGACGACACATTCGACGCGCGCGACAAGGCGAAGAACGACGTCGATAAGAACGAGCGGCTTCGCTTCGTCGCCAAGAACGCCATCATGCGCCAGGCCGTCTGGCCCGAGCGCGAGGACGTCAAGGCGCTGCTGTTCCGCCGGCCCGGCTTCGTGTTGGCGTTGGCAGACAAGATTCACGACCACGCCGGCTCGTCGGCGGAGGTGCGCTCAAAAAAATTGTAGGCGCCTTCGAGGATTGTCTCACCGACAACCTCGTCCCAGGGGCGCGGGCACTGAAAGCGGCGATTCGGGGCACCACGCAACAGCTCACCGTCGACGAAGAAGTCGGATTTCTGATCCTCTGGAGAGCGTTGCGCAAGCTGGGAGGATAGTTCGTGGAGGCCTTCAACTTCGAGCTCAAGCTGATCAGCGACATCGACCGCGTGGCCAAGCGCGGCGTCGACCCGCTGCGCAAGCTCGAAGGCCAAGGACACAAGACGCAGGAGGCGCTCGACTTCGACAAGCCGTTGCGCAAACTCGAACAGCAGCTGGAGCGCATCAACAAAGACCCCGTCGGATTCATCAAGCTCAAGAAGGCGCAGAAGGAGTTGGGCGAGCAACAGAAGAAGCTGCTCGAAGGCTCCGGGCTCGCCAAGGGCGAGGGCTTCATCTCTGCGCTGACTTCGAAGCTGTCATTCGCCAAGCTGGCGAGCGCGGCGGCGGTGGGCGATATCGTCGGCGAGGGCGTGATGAAGGCCGGCGAGCTCCTCGTCGAAGCGGCGCACAAGTTCGTCGAGGTGATCGAAGAAGGCGTCTCGCGCGCGTTCGAGGAATCAGGCAAGCAGCAGACATTGCGTCTCGGTGAGCGACTTTCGCTTGGGCGTGGCGGCGGTAAGGAGTTCCGCGAGGACGCCGATCGCTTCTCGAAGCTGACAGGCTTCGACGACGACGAGATCCGCAAAATGCTGCTGCCCGCGCGCCGTGCCGGAATGAATCAGCAAGGCGTGCGCTCGGCCTTTGCCGCTGCGTCCGACGTCGCCGCGGGTGAGGGCCGCGGTGGCGACATGGGCCGCGTGCAGGAGCTGCTGAGCGGCTTCGAGCACATCTTCTTGAAGGGCGGCGTGCAAGAACGGTTGCTGCCGAATCTAGGCGTCGCGATCAAGCCGTTCTACGCCGACCTCGCCAAGCAGCTCCATGTCAGCACAGACGTCGCCAAGAAGCGGGCCGAGGAAGGCAAGGTCGACCCGCAACTGCTGCTCAATACCATCTACAAGGGGATCGAGAAGAAACAAGGCGGCCAGCTCGGCACCGGCACCGTCGCCTACTCGCAGACGTATGAGGCGCGGCTGGCGCGGCTGAAGAACCTTCCCAATGAGTACCTGAAGAACCTTGTCGACTCGCCGGGCTTCCAGCGCGCAAGCGATGCGATGGCGGGCTTGCTCGAGAAGCTCGATCCTGATTCGCCGGCGGGCCGTCGCATTCAGGCTGCGGTCGAGTCGATGTTCGACAAGATCACCGCCTTCATCGGCGACCCGGCCGAGACGGCTGACAAGCTGGCGAATGCGATTGAGCGCACGGTCGACGTCGTGCAGCAGCTCGTGCCCGACCTGCAGGCAATTGGCGAACTACTGCTCAATGCTGCCGACGCTGCGGCCACGATGGCGACCAAGATGTCACTGGCGCAGGCGTACATCACCGGCGACAAAGCCGCGGTCGCGCGCATCGAAGAGGAAGAATCCGACCGCCGGCGCGAGAAGGGCATCCAGGCCGCTTCGCGCGCGACCGAGAAGCGGCAGGCGCAGGTCGATGCCGGGACCTTCGCCGGCCGGCTCGCCGGCGGCGTCAATCCCGTCATGGCGGGGCTGGGATATATCTCCGATCGTGACACCTCCCAGCGGGCGAACGCGACCGCCGTGCGCGAATTGCGGGAGCGCGGCACGAAGATCGACGTGCACCCGGGCGCTGTCGTTGTGCATGCCGCACCCGGCGACGATCCTGACCGCTCGCACCGCGAGGCCGGCGCGGCGCTTCAAAAGCACGTAGCGCACGCGCTCGAGCAGGCTGCGCAGGAAGGTGGTGGCTGATGGCGACGAACCTCAGCATCGTCTCGCCCTACTCGGCGCAGAGCCGCGCGCCCGGCCCGCGTGTGTCGTTCCAATTCTGGAAACAGCCCGTCTATCAGCTCCAGGACGGCACCTATTGGCACCCGGGCTCTGATGGACCTGCGTACCTGACGGGCATCGATACGGCGTGGAGCTATCTCTACGTCGGCATTCCGTCGACGAATCCGTACACGCCGGGCAAGGCGACGGTGCACGTGCGCTCGGCGCGTGACATCGACAAGAAGAAAGCGTCCGGCAACGATGGCGCGCGCGTGGCGATTCACGGCCTCGATTTGCGTGTCGCTGAGATTGACCTTCTCATCTGGACCCCCGAGCAGTTGCGCCAACTCGCCAATCTGTGGCCCACGCTGTTCCCAGTCGCCTACAAGGGCGCGCCGCCCGCGTACGACGTGCAGCATCCGCTTCTGACGCTGCACCACATCAAGGCGCTGCAGTTCATCGGCGGCGAGGGTCCGGAAATTGACAACCAGGGGCGCGGCATCTTCAAGATGACTGCGATCGAGTTCCTGAAGCCGTCGACGAAGAACGTGACCAAGACGGCAGTGTCTGCGATCGGCTCTCTCCTCGACGCCGGCGCGACCAGCACCACGCCGAGCGGATTCGCACTTCCAGGGGCAACGCCGTCGAACCTGGGGCCGCGCTGATGGCGCTGGTGACCGCCAACAACGTCGCCGTGATCAGCGGCGTCATCACGCGCCCGCTCGTCGGCGTGTGGACGGCAGACCTGAAACTCGATCAGACGACCGATGCTTCTGGCTTCACGCCCGGCACCAAGGTCACCATCGCCAGCGAGAACAACTACTCCATCGCCGGCGTCGTCGACCCGAATCGCGGCGGCAGCTTCCTCGACAGCATGCACGTGCGCATTCTCGGCGGCGCCGGCGGCATGAGCAAGCTGGCGACGGCGCGCGCGTACGCACAGGGGTCGCTCGCGCGCGACGTCATCAACGGCCTCATGCGCGACGGCGGCGAGTCGCTATCGTCGACGACCGACGCCGGCATGCTCGCCACGAGCATCGGCGCGTGGGCGGTGCTGGGACACACCGTCGGGTGGAACCTGCGCGCGCTGCTACGCATCGTGGCGCCGGCGATGAGCTGGCGCATGTTGCCCGATGGCACGCTGTGGATTGGCAGCGAGACATGGCCGGCGGCCAGCGGCACCTTCGATGCGATCGATCAGGACCCCGCCGACGGCTCCTATGTGCTCGGCGTCGAGGCGCCATTCTGCGCGCCCGGGACAAGCATCAGCGGCCTCGGCAACGTCAATCGGTGCATCGATGTGATCGCCGGCGGCCGGCTGCGCACGCATGTCTATGTCGACTTCCCGTCAGAGGGCATGCGTGGGCTCAATGCGTCCATCGGGCGCATGGTCACGCAGGCGACGGCGGGAATCGACTACTACGCGAGTTACGTCTGCCAGGTCGTGACGCAGTCGGTGGACATGACGACGGTGGATATTCAGCCCGTTGGTGCGCGCAACAAACAACTGCTTGGCGGCATGCAACGTGTGGCCGTGCGCTTCGGCACCGGCGTCAAGATTCAGGTAGCGCCCAATTCGACGGTGTTGCTCAGCTGGGACGGCGGCAATCCGGCGAGCCCATACGTCTGCTGCGGATTGAGCGGCGACAGCGCGCAGAAGATTCAGTTGGCGGGCAGCGATGCAGTGGTGACGGTGACGGACATCGCCAATATCAAGCTGGCGATTTCGGGCGCTGCTGTCATTCCGCAGGACGGCGGCGCGGCATTCAAGGCGAACATTCTCGCATTGTGGCCGCCGAGTGTCGGCTCGCAGATTGTCGGAGCCGGCCGATGAGCACCAACTATGGCAGTGACACGTTCTGGGTCAACGATGCGCCGCTCATCAGCGTGCCAGTGACCGACCCGTTTCTCCTCGTCGGCCAGCGCATCACACGCCTGCTGATGACGCCGCGGGGCGGATTGTCGGTAATCGGCGGCGACGCGAATCGCGGCCTCGACGTGCGCCGCTACGTGCTCGCGCGCGTGTCGCCGGCGAAGCTCGCGCAAGCTCAAGATCAAGTGCGCCTCGAAGTGCTCAAAGACGAAGCGGTGCAATCGGCCGTGGTGAAATTCACCTACGCCGGCGGCGCGCTGACCATTCAGGTCGACTGCGTGCTGGCCGTCGGCCCGCTGCAGTTGGTCCTCAACGTCACGGCTCTGACCGTGACCGCCGTGTACAACTACCAATGACGACGACGCTGCAACAGCTTCTGCAGACGATTACGCCGCAGCAGGCGTTCCAGGTGCTCCTGTCCTACTACCAGTCGGCCGGTTTCTCGACGACGGCGTGGCAGCAAGGCGGCGCGGACCTGGCGCGCAATCAGGCATTCGCGACGGCGCTGACCGACTTCGTAACCAACTACATCCCCGCTATCGCCGGCGGGTCGCTGCTCGACTATGCCCCGGGATATCCCGGCTGGACGCCACTGACAGCGCAGGAAGTCTACAACCTCCTGCAAAATTCGGCGACGTTCACACAGGGCTATATCCTGGCAACGAACACGTCGAGCCAGTCGTATTCGTTCTCGACGTCGAATCCGGCGATTGCAGTCTTTGGCATCAGCCAGAACCGCTATTTCTCGCAGGGCTCGGGAACGATTCCGGCGAGTGGTAGTTTGCTGATCCTGTTTCAGGCCGAGCTCGCTGGCGCGAGCTACGCCGACCCATCGAACAGTGCCAGCCTGACACTCGCGTCTCCGTCGATGCCGGGCGTGACGCTGACAAATCCGTCGACGAACTTCAGTGCGGTTTCGCACGTCGGTAGCGGAACCGGCACAATTACGCTTGGCGGATCGCCGGTCGGGTCGCATTCGATCGTGCTCCTCATCACCGCGACGAGCACCAGCGCGCCGGCCAGCGTCTCCTATTCGCTCGACGGCGGCGCCGCGGTCGTCGTCGGATCGGTCTCGAGCATCACGAACCTCGCAGGCCTTGGCATCAACGTCACGCTCAACAACGGAGCCAGTGGCACGAGCTGGGTCAACGGCGATACCTACAGCTTCTCGACGCCAGCGCCCTGGATCACCTCGCAGGGCGCGAACATCGAATCTGATACCGCTCTCGCCGCTCGCTGCCGCAATCGCTGGTCGTCGTTGGCGGCGATTCCGACCACGAGTCTCTATGCGCTGCTGGCGCAGTCGACGCCGAGCGTGGGCGCGCAGGTCACGCAGGTGAGCGTCAATCCAGATGTGATCGTGAACAACAAGATCAACATCGTCGTCGCCGGGCCCGGCGGCGTGCTGCCGCCGGCGACGATTGCGCTCATTCAGGCGTTCATCTCGCCGTACACGCGCGGTTGCGACAACCCCGTCGTGCAGTCGCCGACGACGACGGCAATCACCATCGTCGCCACGGTGACCGCATCCGCATCGCAGTCGACGGCGGTGCAGGCGGCGGTGACGACCGCGCTCAACAATTACATCGCGGGCATCCCGGTCAACGGCACGATTCGCATCGCTGCGATCATCGACCTCATCATGAACATCGTCGGCGTCATCGACTGCTCCGGCGTCACCATCAACGGCGCTGCGGCAAACCTGACGCTGGGAAGCCCGTCGACGTTCGTCCTGCCGGCGTATCCGCCGACGTTGACGCTCAGCTACATCACCCAATGACCGCTCCGAATCCCAATCCCTATCAGACGTGGTGGCTCAACGCCGTCGC